GGAGATTAACAAGACCTCTCCTGTGTAGGTAAGGAATCAGAAGACCACCAAGAGGCTCGACCAAAAATTTCCGAAGAGGAGATTACGACAACTTCCAAAAGGGTTTTTCGACAGCTTCGCTATCTATGCACGCCTCCTGCATGTATTTGGCTAGCTGATATGCTCATCTTATCAACCAAAGCTCGAGGCACTGGCCCCGCCGCTTAAACCTTCCTTGCCGGTCCCCCTGAAATGGGCACCGCCCACCAGTTTAAACCTAAAAATTGCGGGTCTAATGGGGAGGAAAACGGGACTGATTTAGGCGATAGCCCCTTTGCCTAGGGAAAAAAAGGGGGGGGCCTTGGGGAGTTCGAGGCGGAGCCTATCATTAACTTTTAGGTGAAAGTTAATGAGCACCTCACTTTCCTACTTGCTCAATTTGAAAAAGTCGAATCCACCACCTCTTTTCCAGTTTACTAGATTAGATAGCCCTCCATCTTCGCCATCTACAACTAGCCGGAGTCGATGGGCACAGTGCGAAATTGCGTGGTCGCCCTGTTCAATCCCGATGTATTGTCTCCCCATCTTGTGGCAGAATAAAGGCTACTCCTCCCACCAATGGATTTTTTCGCCTGTGTTGCCATTTTTTAAGCAGACCATTTGCCATATGTTAGGGCCGACTACCCACCTAACCACATAACCGTCTGTTATTGCGGATATTGTACTCCAAGGTCGAAGTCGGATCACTTGGACACATAAGGGCTATAATATGGGTAGAACACAAATCCGGAGAGGCCGATGAGAGGATTCTTTTATGACCCCGAAGAGGAAAGGCTGGCCAGGAGTAGAGCGAGAGCCGCAAAATATCGGGAATGCCAAAGACGTATCACGGCATACCATGAAGGCTATTATATATAGTTTAATCAGCTAAGGCTTATGAGTGATGGATGTCAGATGGAGTAGAAAAAAGTATCGATCGAGTCAAAAATTAATTAAAAAAAATAAATTAATTTAACGGTAAATAAATTAACTTATGAGAGCAACTGGAGCAACCCCGCACGTGCCTGAGCTGCGGCAAAAGCTTCTCATCGGAGGGACCGCAGAACCGGATTTGCCCAAGCTGCGAGATGGCCAATGCAGATATTGAACTAAAAATTTCATCAACAGGCCAGGAGGTTTCGCGTCAAACGGGCTATAATATAGGTAAAAAGTTTCCTGGGGGTCGTTGGCCAACAGTTCTTTCAAGAGCAGGGGCGGAGTCCCTGGCCGCCCCTGTCTCCAGGAATTCCGCCTATGAGGTGGCAAACATGGGAAAGCAAACTTGTCCTGAACTCGAAAAAGGGTATGACCAGAATGAGTCAAAATGCAAAAGGTGCATTCGGAGCAAAGAATGCATAGAGATCATGCGAGTCATGGCATCGCCGGTCAAATCGCCGAATAAGGGGAATTTCGTCCCGTTGCCCCACTGGCTCCTGGATGACGGTTTTATCAAGAAGGACAAGGACAACCCCGAGATGGCCCTCACACCCCCGGAGTTCCTGGTCCTTATGATCTTTGCCCGCTATGCCTCCTTCAAACAGGGCAACCAACACGGATGCAGGTATGGCGAGACCTTCATAACGAACCGGAGGGTGGCGGAGATCCTGGGGATGAGCAGGGCCAGCATAGACCGGATCGCAGCCAGCCTGGGTAAGAAGGAGCACCTTTTGACGGTCCGTCTGGAGTATGACGGCAATCGCAACAAATGCATCCGCCTGGTCTCATTCATGCTTGAAGGAAGGGAGGACGACGGCAGCCGATGAACCCTCCAATGAATTAAATACAAAATCCTACTCACTATTAGATTTAATAGCGGGGCACTATCAGATTTAATAGCGGGGTAGCGGGCCACAATAGGATATGGTGCACATTAAAAAGAAGGATAATCTAAATATCCATTATGATTAACCAGTTACAGCACATAAACGTGACCATTCACAGGCACATCGATCGTATTCAGATTACTCTCCTGGACTATGGGGACCGGGTGCTGCGCAGGCTGAAGCGATGCTACGTCCATAAGCAGGTCAAGCTAGAAAAGCCATGGGGATTCGAGCTTCTGCACAATTTTCGTGACGGGGAGAGCGTGAAGCTCTCGTATATCCACTACCCCAAGCCGGAGAATCCTTTTTCCACGCTAGACCTTCATGATGTGACGCTCAAAGACCAGTATTTCCTGATCGACTTGCTCAAGGATTGTCACCGCTATTGGATCAAGCAGGTTGAGTTTGCTATGGATATCATCCCTGAGAATAAATCCGATCTCATCCCTGCATACAGGTCCATCGATCGTGGTCTGGTTATCCCTAACTCCAGGGTGGGGTGTTTTCGGTGTGTTGGTCGGACCCATTACTGGGGCACGAAAAATCGGAACCCTGGCAAAGAAAAAGAAGGCGATCCCCATGCGGGGTCGAAGGGGCTAAGGCTGTATCCTGGCCCCAAAGAAAAGCCATGGGGATTCGTCAGGCTGGAACTCCAGGCCAACAAGCCTCTAATTGAAAAGCGCAACCTGGAGCTGCCCATCGCTCCCGATGCTGTCAATCCTTTCGACTTCATCGAATATCGTACGGATTTTAGGGATGAAAAGGCTGCCGATATCTTCTTTAGGCGGAGTCAGAGGTGCGGCTTGCCTAAGCGCCAAGGCGACGAAGGCCAATCCCTATGGAATTGTATTGATCTTGCTGTGACTTGCCTGATCGTGGATAACTCTATAACCGCTCAGTACGAAGGCTATACAGCCGTCGCCGACCAGATCAGCGGCGTCAAAGAGAAGTTGCCGTTTCTGAAACACCGGATAGACGACCTGTTCCCCAAGTGGCCAGAGAAAAAAGAACAGCTTTTGGAGGACCTCGGGAACGGTTTCATCAGAAGGGTTTATGACTTACCGGACCGTCTTAGCCATAGGAAGGCATGGATATGACACCTTCGCCTAATACAAAAGCACCGACTCTTAGAGCCGCTTCCCTAAACCCAGACCGGAAAAAAGCCGCCTACATGCAGGCGCGGATGGCGGGAGAGGACATTCCCGATTACATAGTCCAGGCGGTCCTCCGGGCCGGGACGGACGGGAAGGCCCCCCCCCATCCCAGGTGCCCACCCCTGCGCCGCCTGTAGGGGTCTTAGAATCGACTGTAGGGGCAAAAGGGGAGCAGCCCAGGCCCAAGACCCTGCCACCCCGCCCCGGCAGGCCGCTGCCCGGGATGCAATCTGCTGGCGGGGAGTCCCGCATGAGAGGAGATTAATTTAAGATAATTTTAAATTAGTTAATAAAAATGGCTTTACATCCTCATTAAAGCATATTAACTTAGCATATAAAGGCAGCGATAAAGAGGGGGTTTGAGCCATGGAAAAAGCTTTCCTTTATTTGCGAGTGAGCACCCCTGGACAGGTGGACGGTTTCGGCTTCGATCGCCAGGAGGGAACCTGCCGGGAATATGCCAAGGCAAACGGATATGAGGTTGCCGGGGTATTCCAGGAGAAAGGCATCTCGGGTGCCAGAGACGAAACCGAGCGCCCTGCTTTCCAGGAGATGATGTCCGCCATCCTGGGCAACGGCGTCAAGATCGTGATTGTGGAGGGGCTGGATAGGTTAGCCAGGGAATGGGAGATACAGAAGGCCCTGCTGATCTACCTGGCCAGCAAGGGCATCGACCTGATAAGCGCCCGGACCGGGGAGAATGTCACCCAGGCCGTGAAGGCAGACCCGATGCAGAAGGCCCTTATCCATATGCAGGCAGTTTTTAGCGAGTTGGAGAAAGATCAGCTTGTGCGGCGGCTGCGGAAGGCCAGGGACGCCAAGAGCAAAGAGCAGAAGAAGCGCTGTGAGGGCCGCAAAGCCTATGGCCAGACACCTGAGGAGAAGAAGGTCATCGAGCGCATCAGGGCCATGAGGCGCACCCGGCGGAACAATACTCCGGGAATGACCTTGCAGGAGATCGCCGACCGGCTGAATTCGGAGGGGATCACCACCAAGGACGGAAAGAAATGGACGCCCACGCAAGTCTACAACGTCGCGGGGAAGAAGGCCAGTAAAGGGAAGGAGGCAAAGCCATGAAACCAGAACCACAGAGAAGGGCCGCGGGCTACATTCGTGTATCCACCGTCAGCCAGGCCAGGGAGGGGGAGAGCCTGAAAACCCAGAGGGATTCCATCACCCTCTATTGCAGCAATCATGGCCTGGAACTGGCCAACATTTATGCCGATGAGGGCGTGAGTGGCAGGAAGCAGGACCGCCCCGGCCTCGCGGCCCTGCTCAAGGACGCCTCCCAGAAAGCTTTCGATTGCGTGGTTGTCAGTAGGCTGACCCGTTTCGGGCGCAGCGCCAGGGACCTGGTGAACAACCTCGGGGCCTTGGATGACCACAACATCCGCTTCGTGTCGCTGAAGGAGAACATAGACACCAGCACCCCCGCCGGTCGGCTGCTGCGCCACGTCCTTATAGGGATCGCCGAGTTCGAGCACGAGACCATCAAGGACCAGATGCTATCCAACCGTCATGTCCGGGCCAGGCGGGGCGACATCCTGATCGGGAAGCCGCCCTATGGCTACACCTGGGACAAGGGGAGGAAGTGCATTGAGATCAATCCCGAGGAGGAAGCGGTCTATCGCCGCATGGTGGGAATGTGCCTGGGGGGGAAGAGCTACAGGGACGTAGCCATCGCCCTGCGCCGGGACGGCATCAAGGCCAAGTTGGCCCTGTTCTCCTCGACGGTGGTCGGCCAGATTCTCAAGAACCCCTGCTACTACTCGGGGCGGCTGCTGCGCAACACGAATGTTTTCAAAGGGAACCAGAGGACGAAAGAGGAAAAGCCTGCCGACCAGCATTTCCAGATCGCCCTGCCGCCGCTGATCGACAAGATCACCTGGAGCCGGGTGCAGGAGAGGATAGCCTTCAACAAGGTCAAGACCAAGCGCACCACGAACCCCAATTTCTGGCTGAGGAACGTCCTGAAATGCGGCGAGTGCGGCGGGGCGATCAAGCCTAAGTCTGTCCGGGGCCAGTTCGACTACTACTGCTGCTACTGGGCCACCTCCGGGAAGAAGTTCCTGGAGGCCGCCGGGAGGAAGCACAAGTGCCGCCTGCCCAGCATTCCGGCCCAGGAGATCCATGACCGGGTGAGGTACCACCTGCTTGACGACCTGACCTTCGGCCGGTTCAACATAGGCCCGCAGTACGCCCCCTCAGTGAAGCCGAACGCGAGAAATGAGCGCCAGAAACGCGAGAAATGGCTAAAAAAAGATGGCAGATAAAATCAAATGGTCATTGGAAAAATGCGGGGGGGGGGGTAGCAAGGTCATAATTGGCGATTAGCAACTCGCGGGCTTTCTTCCCTTGCCCACTTTGAGTTCCAGTGCTGTAAGTCGTCTTAACCTCCAAAAAGTTGAAAATCGCAAAAGTCTGGCGCACTTCCGGGACGTCGTTAAGGCTCAAGAGGAACTGGCCGCTAAGCTGGCGAAGGATCTGCGCCAGCCTGGTAAAATCCTCCCGGCCGAAGATACCGGGACCATAATCATTCTCATGGCTATAGTAAGGCGGATCGCAATAAAAGAAGGCACCTGGGCCGTCATAACGCCGCAGACATTCCTCATAAGGCAGGCTCTCCAAAATCACGCTTTCCAGGCGGTGATGAATCTCATATAGGGCCTCCTCGATACGATAAATCGAGATCGGCCCCCCTCCTGCATTTGCTCCTCCAAAATGCTTTCCAAAGCCAGCGAAGCCAGTCCGGAAAAGATAGAAGATGCGAGCGGCGCGCTGGATATCGGTAAGGGTTTCCGGGGGACTGGCACGCAGCCGCTTAAACTCTTCCCGGCTCTTGAGGCTCCATCTAACGCAGCGCAGGAATTCCTCCGGATGCGCCTGGACCACTCGAAATAGGCAGATCACCTCCCCGTTAAGATCATTCAGGACCTCAACGCGGCTGGGGGCCTTCGCCAAAAGGATGGTCCCCGAGCCGCCGAAAGGCTCACAGTAGAGTTGATGCTCCGGGAGCAGGTTCAGAATGGTTTTGCATAAAGAACGCTTGCCCCCTAAATAGGGTTTGAGCTTAGATATTATTAAATCTCCTCATGGGTAGGCATAGATCATGGCCTCCCCCAAAATCTCGCCGCCTTGGGGCTTAGATGCAGCCGGCTACGATCCTGGCGCCGATGCTGGCTTCCCCGTCAGCTTGCCGACCAGGCGGCCTACCGGGTCGGTGATGTCGAGATCGGGGCCCGGGTTGTAAAGATGCAGGTCCAGGACCTGGCGGATGGCCATGATATAGCCGACGACCTCATAATAGGCGTCGGCCAGGTTGAATTCCTGGGTATCGGCGTCGCCGTGATCGTCACCGCCGCCCTCGGTTTCGCAGCGCCGGTGGGTATTGAAAAGGTCGCCATCGGGCAGCGGAGAGGGCAGCCGGCCGAAGCAGACGCGGCCGGCGAAGCTGGTGAGGCAGGTGCAGGTGCGGTCCGGGCAGTTGGCCAGGCGTTCATCCATGATTGAGATCTCCTGGGAAAATGGCGGGATGCGCTGCGCTTTCCCGCCCTACATAACGTCCTCGGCGACGGCGGCGGCCGCTTCCTCCACAGTCTTATTGATCCAGGCGCTATGGATGAAATGGGCCACCGTGCAGGCGATGATGTTAATCACCAGGATCTTGGCCAGGTCGAAAAGTATCTTTTGCATGGGGACCTCCTACCGCTATCGGATTTTGCACAGGCGAGACGCCTGTGCCACCGGGTTAATATTTGATGATGAAGTTAAAGACCTGGAAAGACGGGTTATAGGGACCAGGTCCTGCGACAGTCTGAGCCGCCAGTCCACTTGCCAACTGGTAAGTTCCAATGGACATATTATTCTCATCGACCAGGGCATTAATTGAAGCCGATGCCAATGCCAAAGCCGGCACGCTGAAATCAATCGCGCCCCCGCTTCCCCCCAGGGTCGAGCCGGTGCCGGAGTCGGCTTTGCCCAGGGGAAAGCGCTGCTTCAGGTTGGGCAGGTTGAAGGTGATGGAACCGTCGCCGGCGCCGTAGGCCGTCCCCAGGATGGAAAATAAAGAGGCATAGGTGGTGCGGGAGACCGCCTGGCCTTGGCAGAGCAGCCAGCCGGTGGGCGCGGCGGCGCCCCCGTAGGGCATCAGAGCGCCCACCGGAGTTCCCCCGGCGCCTCCCATCATGACCAAGACCCCATCCGTGGCGTCATAGACCACCAGGGCCGGCTGGTTGGCGGTGAGGGTGGCCCCGACGATGGAGATGGCCCCCAGGCCGTTGATGTTGAGGGTGGCGGCTCCGGTGGAGTTGACGTTGGGAATGAATTTATAGACGACGCCCCCGACGTAGGCGGTGATGGCGGGATTCAAACTGATGCTGTAGGCGTTGCCGGAATTGGTAGCTAACGGCACGCTGGGGTCGAGGGGCCGCAGGGCCACCCAGGCGTTGTTGGCGCTGTTGCGCTGCTTCAGGTAGCCGGTGCCGGTGTCGGCCCAGAGCATGTAGGCTTCCGGGTTGGAAGGCGCCGCGGGGCCGGAGTTCAGGGTGTTGATGGTATCGAGGGCCAGGTTGAGATTGGCCCGCACCTGGGCGCCGGTGCCGTCGGGAACGACTAAAGGATTCTGCGACATTTTATTTTCCCCCTCACCCTAACCCTCTCCCCCATTGGGGGAGAGGGGATAAAGGTTGCTGGCAAGGGCAACTCCTTGCTGGGCAGATCATTGCACCTATCCCTTTTCCCGCAGATATCGCAAAGGCCATAAGATTTAAACCAGGTCAGGGGCCATTGCCGGTCTAAGGCACAAGAATCGCAATAAAACATTATTGGCCCACCTTCCAGTTGAATTCGGAAACCACCGGCGTGACCCCGGCTTGATAGACGGTGAAGACCAGCCTGAGGTTGATCTTCCAGGCATAATACTGGCCGGGCCGCAAATCCTGCCAGGCGCCCCAGGTGCTGCCGTCGGTGGAAATCTGGAGCTGCACCTTGACGTCGGCCTGCCCGGCGGCGAGGCCGTCCACGTCCGGGATGGAATCCCAATCGGTCCAGCCGTCGACGTCGGCGGTGGGCAGCACGCTCTCGAAAAGGTAATTGGCGGCCACGGTGACCAGCTTGGCACTCCCCAGGTTGACGAGCTGGGCCGCGGCGATGGTGTAAGATCCGGGTCCGCCCCCGGAGATCTCCAGGTCGCCGGCGCCGTCCTTGAAGACGCCTCCGGACATGGCGCCGGGCCAGCCGTTGGCGTAGTCATCGTAGGAGGCCAGGATGGTGGCGATGATGCTGGAATTGGTGACCGCCAGGGAGGAAGCCGCCCCGTAAAAGCCGTTGTAATGGGCGGCCACCCAATAGGTCCCATCTCCATAGCAGGGGCAGGTGGGGATGGCGGCGCGGGCCACGATCTCGGCGGTGCCCCAGGCGGCGCCCTTGCGCACCTCGTAATCCATCTGCCGGTAGGCGGCCAGCGGATCGGTGGCCTTATCCCAGGTCAGGGACATTTGGCCCGACTGGTAGAAGGAGGCCAGCGAGGTGATGGCGGGCAGCCCCTTGGTCATGGGGGCGCCGCTCAGGTAAAAGGTGTAGGCTTCGACCTCGTCCAGGGATTGGGTGGCGCCCTGCCAGAGGTTGAAGCTCAAAAATTTAACGTACAGGGTTTGCCCGACCTGGCTGGGATCGAAGGGAATCTTGAAGATGGCCTGGTCCAGGCGGCAAAAGGCGCTGTTCTGGGCGTGGGCGGTGATGGGGGTCAAATAGGCGCCCCGGCGCAAATAGGTGGCCAGCGTATATTTATTGGCCGCGGTGAGGGTGGCGGTCTCGTAGCTGATGATCTCGCCATCCAAGAAGCAGGCGGTGGCCATGAGGTCGGCGTCCTGCTGGGTCCCGGAGAAGAGGACGCCCCGGCTCTCGCTCAAATCGACCTGGCAGGAATCGGCGGTATCGGGGTCGCTGCCGGAGGGGAGCTGCGCCGCCAGGACTCCCATGCGGGCCGGGTTGCTGACCTGTCCCGCCTGCCGGTAGGTAATGCCGTCGAAGCTGATCCAGACCTGGGCGCCGCCCCAGGCGCTACCGCCGCTGACCGCCAGCCACGCTTCATAGCCCTTCTGGGTGAGTAGCGCCGGGGCCTCGAAGATGATGGGCGGGTTGATGGCGCCGGGATCGGCATTCCAGTTGAGCTGCAAGCCGCCGCAGGGCTGCAGGGTGTGCACCGCCGGGGTGCCCGCGGCCTCGGGCCATTCCTCCACCAGGAAGTCGAGGGAGCCGTCGTCCGCCTCTTCGATGGAGATGACGCGGCACATCACTCCGGAGAGGCCCAACTTGGGCACCGTCAGCTTGACCCAATCCATCGGGTCCGGGAGGAAGTAGCGGCCGTCTAACTTGAAGCCGTAGGTATTGCGGATATAGAGGGACTTCTGGAGCATGCACTGGCCGATGAACTGCGCCAGGGTTCGGTTGGTGATGGCGTGGGCCTCGACGTTGGTCTGGATGCGGGGGCCGTATTCATCGATGGCGGTGAGGTCCTTGGGGTCGGCGATGGCGGGGTTGTAGTTGTTGGCCCGGTCGTAATATTCCATCTGGAACCAGTTGTCGGCGTCGGAGATGGCGGTGCGGGCCGCGGTCACCGGGGGCTTGTTCTTGTCCGCCAGAAAATCGTCGGGGCCCAGGCTGTAAACCGGCGTCAGGTTGGGGGTGAAGGTGACGACGGGGAGGTTGGAGGTCCGGGCGCCGTAGATGATATTGACGGCCTTGCCGGCGTCCGCGGCGTTGAAGGTATAGAGGCCGTTGACCACCGAATACTGGCCGGCGTTGGGAGGCCCGGGGACATTCAGGAAAAAGGCGATATCATTGGCATCCTCCTGCCACCACACGTCAAAGTCCTCCAGCCAGTTGGGCACGGCGACCTGGAAAGGCGAGGCCGGGATGGTGCAGGCAACGGTGGTGGTGGCGGGCGGCGAGCCGGTGGCGGGGGTGTCGCCATAGGGAACCACCGTGAGCTTGCCCCCGGACCAGACGATCTCGGAGTTGGCCAGCTGGCAGACGTAGTTGAGGAAGTCGGCGGCCGTCTGCTGGGTGGTCATCTGGGGGCTCAAGAGAATGGCGTTGGCCAGGCAGTAGTTGCTGAATTGGGTGAGGTCGCCGATGAGGGAGGGATCCCAGCCGCACCCGTAATTCTTATTGGTGAGAAAGTCGTAGATGATATCCGCGGGGTTGGCGTCGAGGACTCCCTGGGCCTGGTTGTATTGCTTGAGGCCGGCCACCTCGAAGTTGAAGTTAGGGACCTGGCCGCTGCTGCCGAGGGAGAGGCCGGCCTTGCAGGCCACCGCCAGGCCGGCGTAGGCCAGGGCCTGGGCCGGGTAGTTGGCGCTGAGGTAGCCCCAGGGAGTCGCCGGCCGCAGCCCGAGGGCGATCTGATCGAAATAATACGAGGGGGGTTCTACCGTGCTCGCCACGTAAACGTTGGGCACCGCCAGGATCGGCCCCAGGCAGATGCCGATCATCACGTCCATTGTATAGAGGTAGGAGGATATCTGGGGCACCGAGGAGCGGGAGGCGGTGCCCCCCTTGCCGCCGCCGCCGCCGCTGCTGGTGCTGGTGTATTGGGGGATGGCCTGGAAGTTGGCGGCCCAGAGGAGGTTGCCGGGGATGCGCTGCTGGCCGTAGACCAGGGCGATGACCGCGCCCTGGCAGGAGCTTTGCGCCAGGTAGCCCATGAGGGGCACCTGCTGCTGGGAGGGGCTCTTGGCCTGCTTCTTGATGGCCCCCCCAAAAAGACTCATTCCGCTTTTCCCCTTTTACCCTTTTTCCCCTGCCCTTAAAGGCCAGGGGCTGAAGAACTTGCGCTCGCGGCCCTGGAATCTCAGGTTGCCCTGGGCGTGGTCAGTGACCACCCCGAGGCCCACGGCGGCGTGGATGATCAAAGGCCACGAGGTGATGATGGCGGCGTGGCTGAAGCAGCGGCCCATCTTCCAGATGACCACGTCACCGGGGCCCTGCTCGCCCTCCGGGATCTCCCGGCCGAACTGGCTCAGGTATTCGAGGTATTTTTCTTCGCTCTTGTGCAGGTGCCACTGGTAGGCGTAATGCTCCACGGTGATCGCCGGGATGAGGCCCGCGGCCCGGTAGACCGCCACCAGCAGCATGCCGCAGTCCACCCCGGCGCCCTTGACCATGGCCTCGTGGTGGAAGGGGGTGGAGAGCCAGGTGAGGGCCTCGTGGATGACGGATTGGCGCTGCGCCGCTTCTAGAATATTCATGGTTTTACTGCTCACTGCTCCCTGCTCACTCATAAAGGCGGGATGCGCTGCGCTTTCCCGCCCTACACTGCCGTCGAGGGGGCCGGAATGAAGGGCTGCCCCCCGAAGGCGTTGAGGTTGCTGAACTTGGTGAGGCAGGTGCTCAGCTGCCGGTCGCAGCCGGCCCAGGCGGTGAAGGCATCTCCGGCCGCCGGGCCGCTGCCGATGAAGGGCACCATGACCGTGACCACCGCGCCGGCATACAACTTGATGGCCCGGGTCTGCCCGGCCGCGGCCCCGGTGGTCATCTGGATCTTCCCGAGGGTGAACCAGCCGTCGGGCTGGGTCAGGTTGGTGAGAAAGGAGAAGGCGGTGTTGCCGCCGCTGGCCTGGACATAGCCTCCCTGGGCGAATCCGGCCCGGGCCACGCCGCAGTTGGCGTCGTAAAGGGAGTAGGCGCAGGGCGCCTGGTAGAGCTGCCAGGGGACCTGCTGGTCCAGGAGCTCCAGAAAGGACTTGACGTTGATCTGGACCTGGCCGTAGTCCACCGCGGGCAGGTCGGCGACCCGGCCCTTGAAGAGCACCACCGGGTTAAACTGCGCCGGGTTGGCCCAGGAGGCGAAGATCAGCCGGCTCATGGTGACCACCGCGCCGTCGAGGGCGCCTTGGAGCAGGGCGGTCTGGAAGCCGGCGCCCTCCAGCAGGTTGCCGGTGGTGGCGAAGCAGATGAGGGTGAGGGTATCCACCTGGACGCCCCGGACCTGCTTGAGCTTGCTGCGCTGCATCAGGGGGCCGGTGGCCGCGTAGGTGTGGCCGCCGATGGTAATGTTGACGTCCGCGGAGGTGAGGTAGAGGTGCGAGCCGTCGGTGAAGGCGAAGTCGAAGATGTCGGCCTGATAAAATTGCCGGTTGGCGGCCAGGAAGGCGATGAGTCCGGCATCCGCGCTTTTCATGGGTTTTTGCCTTTGCCTTTACTGCTCACTGCTCACTGCTCACTGCTCACTATGCCCTCACCTGCGCCAGGGTGACCTTCTTGGCCGTGGCGTAGGCGATGTTCTCGGCCTGGAGCTCCTCGGTGTCGTCCTTGAACTTCACCCGGTAATAGAAATAGAAGTCCGCGGTGACGGCGACGCCGGCGCCGGGCGCCGTAGTAAAGGTCACGGTTCCCGCGGCCAGGTAGGCGATGGTGTAGGTGGCAGGGTTCTGTAAAACCCCATTCAGGTAAATCTTGGGGGCGATGGGGGATTGTTGAATATCATTGCGAGCCTCTACGAAAAGGCCGCCAAGGCTGCGGATGAACTGGAAAACCGTGGTGCTGCCGTCCCCGGCGCCCAGCGCCGCGGCCTGGGCGAAGTTATCCATCTGGTCGTTGAACAGGAAGGGGTCGAGGGCGCCCCCGCGGGCGGCGTAGAAGCCCCAGAAGGTCGCCAGGTCGGAGGCGGAACGCAACATGTTGAGGGGAATATCCCATTCATAGAGAGGCAGCGAGCGCAGGCCCACCCGGGTCTCGTAGCCGCTCTCCGCCTGGTTGTCGAGGGTCTTCCAGAGCTGCCGCTTGGGGATCGGCCAGCCGAGGATCAAGGTGGGGAAGATGGCGTTAGACATAAGTAGCCAGTAGCCAGTGTAGGGGCGGGTTTTACCTGCCCAGGGCGGCTGGAAGCCGCCCCTACGTTATTGCTCACTGCTCACCGCTCACCGCTAACTGTCAGTGGCCAGTGGTCAATCCCTTTTTCGGCCTGGTATCCAACAACACTTCCTCAACGCCGGAAATGGAGTCAATTTCTGAAATCAGGCAGCCTGGGAAAGGCGGCCGCGTATCCTCTGCCGCTTTCCAAACCAGGCCGGTTTTCGGATCATAACCCACCCTCTGATAGCACGGCTGACATTCATACTCCACGTTGCCCTCTTCATTGAGGCCAAAGGCGGCTATCATGGCAGCCGGCGTCGCAAAGAGGATATTTTCACAGAAGGGACATTGGATATAGGGGAATATAGATTTGAGCCCCTCCAAGTCGGCATGCATCACCCGCACCAGTTCTTTTTCGCGCCGCAAAATTTCGGTCATCTTTTCCTCTCCTGCTCTTGCCTTTACTGCTCACCGCTCCCTGCTCACCGCTCACCGCTCACCGCTAACTGACCGGCACAAAGTTGCGCCCCAGGGCCTGGATGGCCGCGGCCAGGGCCCGGGGGTTGGCCAGCAGGACCCGCTGCACGTCGGCGCCGTCGAAGGCCACGATTTGCAAGGCGCCGGGCTGGATATTCACGCCGCCAGCGCCGGGCGCCCCAGCTCCCTGGGCCACCATCCCTCGGACGCCCTGGGCCAGGTTGGCGGGCAGCACCATCTCTTGTGGATGCAGGAGGGCCAGGGAAGCCGAGGGCACATTCCAGCCTCCGGCCGCGGAGGGGACGTCCCAGCCCCCGGCCGCCGAGGGGACTATTCCGCCGCCTTCAAATGAAAAAAAGGGCAAGGAGGACAAGCCGCCTCCCATTTCGAAGCTACCGCCCCCCGCGCCCCCGCTGAGAAGCATCCCCATGATCTGCGCCAGCCCGCTGGCCATATAGCTCTCCACAATTTTCGAAAAGGCCTGCACGAAAGAGGAGATCATGGCGGTGCACAGATTCTGGATAGCTTTTTGCATGGTGGTGCCCTGGATGATCCCCATCACCGAGCCGTCAATGGCATTCTGGATGGGGGAAAGCACGCCCTCAATGGTCTGCTTGGTCTTAAGGGCGGCCTGTTCCTGGGCCTTCTGAATTTCTAAGGCCTTTTTTTCCTTGAACTCCGCGTCCTTCTCCGCCAGCTTTTGCAGCTCGGCGTAGTAGCCGGTCCAGTTGGCCTTGGACTGCTCAATATGGCGCTGCTCCAGGGCCAGGGACTGGGCGGTGAGGGCCTGCTCCTGCGCCGCGGCGGTGGAGGCGGAGATCTCGCCGAACTGCTCCTTGAACTTCACCTCCTCCCGGGCGGCGTCGAGGCGCATCTGGCCTAACTTCAGGTCGTTGTCCAGGCGGGACTGCTCCATCGTCCGCTGCTGCTTGTCGTATTCCTGGTCGAACTGGGCCTGCTTCTTGAGGACCGCCTGGTACTCGGAGCTTTTCTCGCCGTAGGTCTTTTTGACGAAGGCGACCTCTTCGGTCATCAGGGCCTTGCGGGCGTCCCAGTTGGTCTTCTCGGAGGTCATCTGCCGGTCCAGCTCGGAGATGTGCTCCTTGGCGGCCTCCTGGGCCAGGGCCTTGTTGACCGCGTAGAGCTCCCGGTTCACCGCCAGGTATTCCTTGGAGCCCTCGGCGCACAGGGCCAGCTTCGATTCCCAGAACTCCTTTTCCTTCTCCTTGGAAAAATCGAGGAAGGCGTTCTGCTCGGTCTTGAGCTGCTCCAGCTCGTCCTTCCACTGCTGCAGGAGGCCCGGGCCCCCCCCGCCGCCGCCCCCCTTGCCCTTATCCAGGGCAGTATAAGAGGCGCCGCCCTCCCACTCGCCGCCATGTGTGCCATAAGCGCCGCCCATAGCGGACGGCATCCCGGCCCCGGCGCCTTTGCCGCCCATGCCCCCCAGCCAGCCCCCAACCGCGCCAATAACCCGGAAACCCAACAGGAGATCCTGAAAGGGGGCGCTGTTGACTATGAACTCGATCCCTTTAATGATGCCGCTGGCAGCTGTCGCAATGATTGGCCCCAGGTTGGCAAAAGTTTTTCCAAAATCTAGAAGCGTAGGGATTACTTCTGCTCCAATCTTATATTTGACGGCATCGAGGACCAGGTTGACGTCGGCCATGCCGGTTTGAAATTTGCGGGCCTGGGCCACGCTGTCATCGCCCAGCTGGATGCCCAGCTGCTGGAGGCGGCGGCTGGCTTCCGCCACGTCATCTTGGTGAACCCGGAGGAGGTCGTTGATGTTCTGCACCCGGGCGCCGAAGGCCGCCAGGGCCGCCTGGTTGCGCTGGTGGCCGACCTGGTATCTCCCCAGGGCCTCAGTGACCCCGAAATAGATCTTTTCCAGGCTGGAGTTGAGGTCGATATTGACGCCCACCTGGCGGCCCATGTCCACCACGGCGTCGCCGTTGGTCTTGATGTTGCGCTCCAGCATGCGCAGGGCCTGGGAGACGGTGTCGCTGCTGACGCCGACGCGATTGTAGGCCTCGATTAAGGCCCCGGCTTCGCCTACGCTGATGCCCATCTGGTTGGAGAGCTTCTTGGCCTCCAGGTTCATCGAGACGTATTGGTCCACCGCGCCCTTGAACAGGGCGCCGCCGCCGAGGATGGCGCCCAGCCCCGCGAAGCCCGCGGTCAGGCCGGAGATAGTGGAGCTGAGCTGGGTCAGCCCGGCGGAAATCTGGCCGTGCATCTCCTTGAAGCTGTCGGCGATCTGGGAGGTGGCGCCGGCGGAGCCCGAGCCCAGCTGGTCCAAGTCGGCCTTCATCTGGGCGGTGGCGTCCTGGACCGTGCCCTTGGCCTGGTCGAAGCCGGCCTTGAGCTCGTCGGCGGTGGCGCCTATCTGGACGTCAATGCGGTCATCGGCCATGTTAACCTCGGTGAGCAGTGAGCAGTGAGCAGTGAGCAGTGCGGTCCCGCAACTTTTGCTTTTGCCGTTGCTTTTGCCTTTGCTTTTACTGCTTACTGCTTACTGCTTACTGCTCACTACTCTGCCGCCGAAGGCGGCGACAAGTTCCTTCAGCTCCTCGAGGGTGCCGTAGCGGCCGCCGGCCGCCGCCTCCGGGCGGCTGGAAGCCGCCCCTACAGCCGCCCCTGCGTCCGCGGGCGCCTCATAGCCCAGGTAGGTGGCCACCAGGTCGCCCACCGGGGGGTGGACGCGCCAGTAGCGCTCCATTTCGTAGAGGCGGGGCAGCGTCAGCTCTCCGATATACTCCCAGGTCCAGCCGGTGAGACTGGCTACCCGGGCCCGGATAAGCCCCCAGTCAGGGCGCTCCCCGCCCCCGGTTCCCCCGGCTGGCGTCTCTCCAGGCCGCTGGCCTTCATCAAGGTGTCGTAGAGGGCCAGGAGAGCCGGAAAGTCAAGGTCGCGCTTGAGGCGCTTCCGGGAGATGCCGCCCCATAGCCCCCAACGCCGGGGATAATTGCGGGCCAGGCCGGCGTGCAGCAGGTCGATAATTACCTTGATGCGCTGCTGCGGCGTTGTTTCCTGAATCCCCAGGGATTGAAGGCCCTCCCAGTTTTCCTCCAGTGCTTCCAGGTTCAGGGGCGGCAGGATATAGTCCTTGCCCCCCAGGCGCAGGGGGACGCCCTCAAGTTTCTGCTTCACCATTGTGACCTCTCCTGGCGGGATGCGCTGCGCTTTCCCGCCCTACGGCTTTCACTGCTCACCGCTCACTGCTCACTGCCCCTAATACGGCAGCGACAGGGTGAAGATGTTCTCGGCGGCGTCGGCGGCGGCGATGAAGTCGAACTCCGGGATGCTCACGTCGCCCACCTTGGTGGCGATGGTCAGCTTGTCACTCATGCAGTTGTTGAGAATGAGCACCGCGCCGTAGCTCCCGGTGATATTATCCAGCACGCACATGAAGCTGGGCGCCAGCCCCGCCAACTGATTGACGACGGTCAGCGTCTGCCCCACCGTGGAGAGGGCATAGAGGTAGTCGATGAGGAGGGCCGCGCCCTCGTCTGCCGCCGCGAAGGTATAGACCCCGGTGGTCTCATTGACGCTGTAAGCCCCCAGGGCCTCGGAGCCGCTGGCCACCCGGGTGAGGGGGATGCCGGTGGCGGCATAAACCACCCCCAGGTTCTTGGAGAAGGTGCCGCTGCCGGGCGGCGTGATGGTCACCGTGTAGGGCGAGGTGGCCGGGACGCTGTGCGTCTCGTTCACTGCCGGCAGGATCTGGCCGGTGGCCGGGGCCGAGCCGCCGAAAAATTGGGCCATGACAGCCATGTTGATGGAGGCCATCTTCGATTTCCCGGTGACCTTGCCCTGGGCCCGGAAATTGGCCTCGGCGAACTGGTTCTGCCCGAAGACCTGCTTGGCGGTGAAGGCGAACTCGACGCTGCCCTCCTGCAGGATGCCGCATTTCACCGGGGTGGGCACCGCGGGCGAGACCGCCGGCGGGATGAAATACATATTCCCGGTGCCAAACCAAAAGACCTTAACAGCCATGTCAGCCTCCTTTTTTTAGTTCAAGGTTCAAGGTTCAAAGTTCAAAGTTGGAAACCTTTTGCCTTTGCCTTTGCCTCTGCCTTTAACCTTGAACCTTGAACTTTGAACTTTGAACTAAAACACCAAGATCTCCACCGGGATCAGGGCCACCGCCTGGGGGCCCCAGTCGCCGCCGCCCACGATCTCGATCTTGCCGGCCAAGCGGCAGGCGTTCACCAGACCTCCCAGGGTCTGGACTTCCTGGCCGGCGGCCGGCGCCAGCGCCGCGGCCACCGCGTCGATCAGGGGATTGAGCAGGGCCTGGGGCGAGGCCTGCTGGTCGGCGCCCACGTTGACGTAGAGGGCCAGGTCCACGTGCAGCACCCAGCGGGGCGGCATGTGCCAGCTCTGGTATTGGGCCGTCTCCCCCACCTGCTCCATGATCAGGGCGGGCTGCTCCGCGGCGGGCACTTCGTTCCAGTGGCGCACCCGGCGGGAGGATGAGACCAGGCCCGCTACCGCGCTTACCAGGTTAAAAAGGGCGCTGTAGATGGCCTCGCGGTTCGTCATTTTAAATTCCTGTGAGCGGTGAGCAGTGAGCAGTGAGCAGAAAACCCAACTGCTTACCGCTTACTGCTTACTGCTCACTATCCTTTAACTCCTTCGCTCACCGCGGCCTCGATGGCCGCCCGGATGCGGGCCTCATTCTCCCGCAGGCTGGAGCGCAGAAAGGAGCGCTCCGGGTAGCGGGCGATATGCTCCCGCACGCTGATCTTCCGCGGCTCCTTCACCGCCCGGCCGAAGGCCTGGGTCATCATCCGCATATGCTCCCGGATGGTGAAGGCGCCCCCGTATTCGTGCACCCGGCCGTAGACCACGCCGGTGCCCACCCGGGCGGAAAGGCCGTCGCCGCCCAGCTCCACGTTGATGCTGCCCCGGAGGTGGTCGCTGCGGTTCCTGAGCACCTGGCCGGAGAGCTTGTTGGCCTTGACGTAGCCCATGAGGTCGAAGGCCTGGATGGAGATGGCCCGGCGCAGGGCGCCGGTCACCTGCGGGGGCACCCGCTCCAGGCGGGCGATTACTTCTTCCTGGCCGACGATCCAGGCTTGTATCATTTTAAATCCCAGTAGCCAGCAGCCAGTTTTTGCCTTTACTGCTCACTGCTCACTGCTCACTGCTCACTTCAGTTGGGGCTGGTTAATTGCACGTAAAGGGCCGCCAGGAGCTGCTGCCAGGGGATCTTCCGGCAGCCCAGGATCAGGGCCGCGTCCCGCAAGGCGATAATTGCCCGCTGCCCGAAGGTATCGGTAAGTTTCGCTTCCATAACTTCGCCCCCGCCTTTGCCTTTACTGCTCACTGCTCACTGCTCACTCTTAAAGGCGGGATGCGCTTCGCTTTCCCGCCCTACAGCCGCTCACTATCATATGGGCGCCACCCGCTTGTAGCGGTTGAGCACCTGCATGATGCCCGGCGGGATATCCTTGAGGTAGGCCACAGTGCCCAGGCCGCCGGGCAGCGCCTTGCTCGACTCGCCGATGCGGGTGCGGCCCGCATAGCCCAGGGCGCAGAGCTCGATGGCCGCCTGCTCCAGCTCCCCGGGCACGCTGCTGTAGCCCGCGGTATATTTCACCTCCACATTCCCCAGGCCACGGTGGAAGACGTAGCCGCTCAAGATGAGCTGGCCGGGCTGCCCGGGCCCGCTGAGGTCCGGGGCCGGGGGCACCAGGCGCCAGCCGGGGCTGACCGTGTCCGGGGCCGGCGGGATGGTGATGGTATCCACGGCCACCAGGGCGACCGCGGTCACCGGGAACTGGCGCAGCACCAGGAGCTGGCCGCCGGAGCCGTCATAGAACTCGTCGTAGCTGGCCGAGCCCAGGGAGCGGTTGAGGTAGCGCGCCACCCAGCCGCTCACCGCGGTGATCAGCCTCGTCAGCAGGGCGTCGTCCGTGGTGCTGCTGATGTTCAGCCAGGCCTTAAGGTCGGCCAGAGTGGTCAGGTCCATGACAGTAGCCAGTAGCCAGTTACTTTTTGGCTTTGCCCTTGGGCGCTGGCACCGGCTCTTCTTCGGCCGCCGCCGCTGGTTCTGCCTCGGTATGGATGGCGTAGCCGGCGTTCAGCAGGTGTGGCGCCAGATGGTCGGGGACCTCCACCACCCCGTCAACCACCGGGAAGTGCTGGTTTTCATAGCTGACGCCGCCGTCATCGATCAGGGCCTTCAGTTTCATATCTCCTCCCATAGGGCGGGTTGAAGCCGCCCCTACGCCTTACTGCTCACTGCTCACTGCTCACTGCTCACTGCTCACTGCTCACTGCTCACTGCTTACTACCCGTTGGCGGCGTTGGCGATGACCGCCATCGCCGGCGGGAAGTAATGTTTGAGGACGCCGTCGAAATAGACGCCGAACTCGTCGGCCCACTGCACCTTGGGCCAGTCCACCGCAATGTAGTCGAAGCGCAGCTCCAGCTCCCGCACCACCGGCACGTTGGAGAGGGGATAGGGGATCTCCAGGGCTTCGAAGAGGATGGTGCCCGGAGGCATGTTGGGCTCGATCATCAGCTTCACCCGCCTCGCCCCCCTCGGGTCGAAGGGGTTGAGGATGGAGTCCACCACCATGCCGCCCACCAGGCCGCTCTGGTCCGCGGGGACCATGAAGTGAAAGGACTGGGAGGCGGTGGCCCCGGTGCCGGTGAGCAGCTTCTGGGTGATGTTCATGGCCTCCTGGGCGTTCACCCAGACCTGGTCCACCCCGATGCGGTAGTGGTCCCAGAGGTAGCGGAAGACCGTGGTGAACTCCTGGATGCCGCCCTTGCCGTCGGCGGTGAGGGGCGTGCCCACCCCCGGGGTGCCGGTGGCCATATTGTAGATGTAGCTCCCGGAATTGGGTTTCCAGGCCTGGTAGAGCAGGCCGTCATAGACCAGGGCATTTTTGCTGTAGTCCGTGGCTGCGAGGCTGGCCAGGGTCTGGGTGGAGGCCCCGACGGCGCTGAGGATGACGCTGTTGATGCTGGTGATGGCCGCCAGGGTGGCGTTGCCGGTGGTGCCGATGAACCAGGCGTAGGCCACCGCGCCGGGGACTACCGGGGTGTAGGCGTTCACCGCGGTCTTGCCGCTGGCCGTGGTGTGGCTGGTGATGCTGGAGGGGATGGAGGTGCCGCCGTTGTAGGTGGTGGTGCCGCCGTAGGGGCCGGCGTTGGCCCGGGCCACAGTCTGCAGGATCTTGGTGGCCGCCACCGCCGCGCCCAGGGCGGTCATGCCGCCGATGTTCATCAGGGCTTCCAGGGTGAGGGCCACCACCGCCACGTCATAGGCGGTGGAACCCGAAAGGCTGCCGCTGGAGGCGTCATCGGCCACCGTGGGGGCGGTGGGGGTGCCGAGGGCCACGGCGGTGCCGTTGCCGCCCAGGTGCAGGCCGTCCTCCCAGAGGCGCACCGCCTTCAGCAGGTTGAGCCGGGCGGTGGCCCGCAGGTCCTGGAAATTCACGGCGGCGCGCCACGCCTGCTCGGTGACGAAGTCGTCGAAACCTAAGAAGCGGTAAGCGGCGTAGTATTCAGCCGTATTGGTGGAGACCACCCCGCCGCGCTTGCCTTCGGCGACGCCCAGGGAGAGGGCGCCGATGTTGACGCCGGTGATGGCCTTCCAGTTGGCCTGGGAGCCGTAGCCGCCCACCCGCCGGGGGATGGAATCCACCAGGGGCACCAGGTAGGGGAAGAGGTTCTTGGCCGGGGCCTCCAGGTTGTAGGCCTGGAGTCCCTGGGTGGCCACGCTGCTCTGGGTGAAGGCCTTGAGCAGCTCGCTATTGGGCCGGTCCAGCTCGCCCCTGATCAGGGCCACTGTTTGCGCCAGCAAGGTCGGATCCATAGGTTTTTCTCCTTACTCTAAAGTGGCGGGAGGCGCTGCGCTTTCCCGCCCTGCACTGCTCACTGCTCACTGCTCACCGGTTAAGGCCGTCCGATGATAAAGGGTTTGTCCATGGCCGCCTTGGTCTGGGCCAGGGCGGTGGCCTGGTGGTCGATGGTGCCGTCGGCCTTCTTGATGGGCTCGACCTGGGCGGCCGGATCGTCCTGCCCCAGATCCTGGGCCTTGGTGATCACCCGGAGGACCGGGCCGCCGGGCTTGGGGATCTCGGCCAGCTTGGCCTGGATGGTCTCCAGGTTCTTTTTCAGCTCCCCGATCTCCTCGTCCTTCTTGCCCAGGGCCTCGGTGTGGGCCGTCTCCAGCTTTGCCAGGTCCGCCTTGTGCGCCGCTTCGACCTTCCCCAGGCGCTCCCCGATCAGTTGTTCAACTTCCTGTTTGTTCATCTCGCTCACCTCGCTTTTTTCCGCTCCCTTGCAGTCGGCGCCCAGGGCGACGGAATGGTCATGGATTCCCTGGATGCGCTCCAGGTCGCCGGCGGAATGGCGGGCGCCGGCCTTGGTCATCATGAACATGGGGACGCCCGTGCCGCCCCCCACTTCCTGCAGGCTGTCTTCCCCCAGCTCCGAAATGGCGAAGGCCTTGAGGGAATCGACCGCCGCCGAAAGTGCGGCCAGCTGCTCCGCGGGCTCGCCCTCCAGGCTCTCATTGGCGATCAGGCAGAGAAGGCTGGAGGCGGCATTCAAGGCGACCAGGGCGTCCCGGACTTCCTTGCCGGCGTATTTGGCCAGGAGCGGCCCGAGATCCAGCTTGATCAGGGCGCCGGCCAGCGCCGCCTTTTCCTCCTTGGTGCTGCCCTCCCAGTCGGCGGGCAGCAGGTCGGTGGCCTTGAGGTCCCTGGCCCGGCTGATGATGTGGGCCTTGGCCTTCTCCTTGTCCTTGGCCCGGCCGTAGGCATGCACCGCGTTCTCCAGGTCCTCCCGGTTGACGATGGGAAAGGAGCCGTCCGGCAGGGCGTGGCCCTTGTCGGCCAGGTTTTTGCGTTCCTCGTCGGAAAATTCGCGTTTATGCAACTTCGCCAGGCCCTCTTCGCAGGAGGCGATTTCAAGCTTTATGGCCGCAATGGCCCTGGTGGCTTCGCCTTGATGGAAATTGCGGGCATCCCGGTGATAACTGGCCGCCTTTTCATTGCCTTCCTTGTGATGAATTTTCATGGCCTGGTTGTGGGCGTTGGCGGCCTCGCCGTGAGAATTGAAGCCATCGTTCTTGGCGGCCTCGGCGGATTTTTCATTAGCTTTTTGAGAGGCCTCTTTAGCCTGGTCGCTGCCTTTATCATCGCCGCCCATGGCCGCGAAGGCCGCCTTGCGCTCCTCATCGGATTTGAAGCCGTCGGCGTCTTTGGTGAAACTCATTTCCGCCATGCTGCCGTCCGCCTTCACCAGGGTGTATCGGGCCGTCTTCAGGCAGGGGTTGTCCACCAGGGAGACCTCCTTGGGGAGGGCGGTGAAGCGCATGAATTCGCCGTCCTGCCAGCGCTTGGCATAGGAGCCGCCGATGGACATGCCGGTGTAGACCCCCTCGATGCACTTCTCCAGCTCGGCCCGGTCCACGATCTTGGCGGCGAAGTCGACGGCCTTCTCCTCATCGAGAAACGAGATCTCGGTGAGCTTGCCGACGGCCACCTGGCCGTGCATGGCCCGGACGTTGCCTTTGGAAAGGCCGCCGGTGGCCTGGGCGAACTCCTCGCTCCACTTCTGGAAGTTGGGCTTGGAGGATTCGTAGTCTAAGATCTCCCCGGCCGAGTCCGGCAGCTCCTGGGTCATGCGGCCGAAGATCATGCCGGCGGCCGCGTCGACCTTGGTAAGCTGGGCGAATAGTTTCATGATGATTGCTCCCTTTTTCGGTTTTCTGCCCAGGGCGGCTAGAACCCGCCCCTACACTGCTCACTGCTCACTGCTCGCTGCTCACTGCTCACTGCTCACTCTAATTAAACGTCTCCACCGAGGTCTTGGAGGCCACGGTGTAGCCGCCGATGGTCTCGGCGGCGATGGTCAGGGTGTCGGTGTCGGCGCCCGCAAAGGTGCCCCCCTCGGTGATGGCCACGGTGGCCACCCCGTAGACGAAGTTCAGGGTGGTGGAGGCGATGGAGGCGGTCCCGGCGCTGCTGCTGACGGCGATGGAAACCCCGCTGCTCACCGCCCGGTTGTACCAGGTATGGGTCTCGCCCGCGGCGTTCTGCAAGGTGACGGTGACGGTGCGGTTGGCCGCCGAGGCGTGGGCGGTGGTCAGGGTCGCCGGACTCACCACGAAGACCAGGTTGCCGGACAGGGCGTTCTTCGTCTGCACGTAGTCGAGGCGCTCGAAGCCGGCCTTTTCATAGGCCGCCAGCTGGTCAGCGGAGATGGTGACATGCCCCAGGGCGTCGGGATAGACCTTGGCGCCGGTATTGTCCGTGTAAGAGGTGAGCCCGGCCGGGGCCTTCATGATGATGCTGTTGCTCTGGGCCGCGGCCGGGGAAGTGAGCAGCGAGCAGTGAGCAGTGAGCAGCAAAAGCAAAACGCCAAGGACAAAGGCAAAGTTTTTAGGTTTCATAATTTCCTCCTTTAGGGCCTTTCAGTTTTCGGTTTCCAGTTTTTATTGATTACTTATTGCTTTCTATTCCTGCGCCGTCACGGGCGCAGCATCGCAGTCTCATTCCGGGTGCGCCGGGGGGTGGAGGTCCCCGGAGGGAAACTCCTCTCCCAGTGCCACCATCCCCTCATCGGCGTTATCGTCGCATTCATCGGGTTTGCTGTGCTCGCTCCCTAAGAGCCAGATCGTCCCCTCCACCACCCCCGAGGCCTTGTAGGCCTGGAAGTTGCCCTCCTGGTCGGCGTTGGCCGCCTCGGTGCGGGCGATCAGCCCGGCCCGCTTGCTGCTGAAACCGTAGTTGTCGGCCAGCGTATCGGCCAGCTTGCCGGTGCTCCAGCCCTCCTGCATGGCCTGGGTGACGTCGGCCCGGATAAACTCCCGGGTGGCCTCGTCGATCTTGGTCACCAGGTCGGCGGCGTGGTCCGCGGCCCAGGCCACCGCCAGCTCGTTGACCTGGCTGGTGATGGCCTCGTCCTCGAAGTCGATCTGCACGAAGGCCGCCACGCCCCCGTTCTGGGCCATCTTGGCCAGGATCGCCGCGGCCTGCTCCCGGGTGGCGGCGATCCCGGCCAGGTCGAGCCGGGCCAGGAGCTTGTCGATCCGGGCCTCGTCATCCTCTGCCTTTTGTAGGGGCGCACCCGTGTGTGCGCCCCCAGGGCGGACACGTGGGTCCGCCCCTGCAACAGGGGTTAGCGCTTTTTCTGATCCCTGATCCCTAATCCCTGATCCCTTGCTTAACTTCAGGCCCCTGGCAATCTGCTTGGCCGCCGCCTTGGCGTCCTTCTTGAACGCCTTTTCAAAGAGCTCTTGGATCTGCTCCCGGGCCGCTACCACCTCCGGCCGCTCCCGGTCTATCCTCTCAATTTTTTTTTTAGCCTTGGCAATGGCGGCCTTGATAAGGGGCTTGGCCCGGTCCATCAGGCGCCCTATTGACTCGGCGTCCCAGGCTTTGATTCCCCATTCAGCCGCGGCTTGTTCTTTAATCTCTGACAATTTCTCAACCGCGGCCTTATATTCCTCTGGCGTTTTCGCCTCCGGGATATAAGGGCAATAGCCAAAAGGAAAATCAAAGGTGCGGGGCGCTTTTACAAGGTCTATCTTATAATCCCTAAACCAATCCTCCTGATCTTTGCCCAGTTTTTGGGCCGGCGCCGCGGCGGACGACCCTGGCGGAGTCTGGCCGCTCGCCGGCCCGGGGGGTTCTGGGCCGCCCCCTTTTTCATCCGGCCTCGGCTGCGGCTGCGGCTGGGGCTCCGGCTCTTTGCCGATATCCGCCAGGACCACCACCCCCTGGGTGCTGACGATGAAATCCGGGTACTCGTCGGGATCCAGCCCCAGGCTCTGGCGCACCTCGGTGCGGGTGCGGATGCCGCTCCCCACGTCCGTGGCGTTGATCTTGGCCTGGACGTCCGGGGCCACCGACTCCTCCTCCTGCCAGGTGAACTCCAGGTCGTAGTAGCCCCAGAAGCGCCAGATGATGTAGTCCATCAGGTCCTTGATCCAGGACATCAGGGGCTGCAGGCCCTCCTCGAGGGCGGCCTGCTGGGAGGACTGGGCCACGGCCCGGTTCATCTGCCTCACAAAAGGCGTGGGCGGAAGACTGAAGGCGTAGCAGACGATCCTCACGTACCACTCGTCAAAATCATCCTTGAGCCCCTCCAGCTTGGGGAAGACCGGCTTGGTGCCCGCCGGGATAAAGCGCATGCGCCGGCGCTCCTCCAGGCGCCCCGCTAATATGGCGTCCCACCAGGCCTGGAACTGGGCGATCTGGTCCGGCGACCAGTCCGGGGGCACCTCGGCGAAGCCCTCGGGGACGTTGCCCTCGGTGTAGAAGTGGAGCTGGAAGAGCTGGCGCCGCAGGGCGATATTCAGGATCATCAAGATCTGCTCCACGGGCGAGTAGCCGTAGAACTTGTGCGGCCGGGGGTTGCGGGGGATGTAGATCAGGTCCTCGGCGGTGTAGTCGGTGGCCGGGATGCCGTGCAGCACCTGCTGGTAGGCGGCGGCCGGGGGCACCGGGGTGCGGCCGTTGGCGTCGATCTTCAAGACGATGGTGGCCCCGTCCACGATCTCCAGGGCGTAGAGCTGGCCGTTCAGGGCCTGGCGCGGGTAGAGGCAGGGGGCGTCGATGACGAACACGTCCTCCAGGAGCATCCTCAGCCACGCCTGCCAGGAGTGGCTGCGGTCGGGGTAGCGCAGGAAGTTCTCGATCTCGGCGATGCGCTTGTCGTCCTCCTTGACCCCGCTGCCCTCCTTGCCCCGGATGGCGTTCTTGAGCTTGACCATCTGGTCCTTGCGGGTTTCGATGCAGGTGCGGGTGATGGCCTCGGCTTCGGCGAAGGCCCGCATCATCTCGAAGGGCACCAGCTCCCCGGCCCGGGGTTGAATGTAGAGGTTGTAGGCCACCGGGTAATCGAGGGCCCGGGCCGCGGCCTCCGGGGGCGCCTGGGGGGCGATGGGCACGTGGGGGCCGAACCACATCTCGGCCTCGGGCGCCGCCGGCACGGTGCGGTAGCCCCCCGCGGTCAGGTCGGCGAACCGGGGATCCACCGGGGTGCGCAGGGCTTGCGCCCGTTTGATTAACCCCGTATCTGAGTTACGATTAGCCATTTTTGATTAGTTCAAAGTTCAAAGTTCAAAGTTCAAAGTTCAAAGTTAAAGGCTCGCCAGTTCCGCTTCGGCCAGTTTTTTAAGGGCCTGTCCCAGCTCGATTTGCGCGTCGATCCCCTGAATGCGTTCCCGGAGCACCTGTTTCCGCAGGTCTTTAATCAGCTGAGTAGGATCCTTCTCCTGCTGCAATCCCGCCATTTTCCCCCTGAGGGCCTCGTTTTCCTCAAGGGCTTCCTGGAGCATTCTGCTCAATTCTTCATTGGTGAATTTCTTTTTAGCCATCGGCTCTCTCCTTGCTTTCAACTTTGAACTTTGAACTTTGAACTCTCCCCTAATGAAACGGGTCCATCAGGGCCGCATAGGTATCCGGCTGGGTCTTTTTCAGCGCCGCGGCCGCCTTTTCTATTTCCTCTTCCCGGGGCGTCCCCTCTGTTCCCCTTTTCCCCTCTTCCCCTTTTCCCCCTTCCCCCTCTTTCTCGGCCCGGTCCTGGTAGTATTGGAAGAGCCCCATGCTGGCGCCGCCCTCCAGCTGCTCGATGGCGCCTTCCAGGGCGTCGGGGCCGTCGTCGTGCACCGTCTTGCTGGGAAAGTAGAGCATCTGCTCGATGAGCAGGTCCTGGTTGCCCTGGCCCCGGCAGAAGCGGATCTTGCCCCGCTCCACTAAGGGGCTCAGCCGCGACACCCGGGTCTCCTTGGCGGTCTTGTGGGTGACGCCCTTGGTGGGCAGGTAGTAGCCGCGGGCCTGGGCGGCGCGGTCGAAGTCCTTCAGCACCAGGCGCTGGAAGGCGTTGTCCTCCACCCCGAGGCGCCAGAAGCCCCAGCGCGCATGGCGCTCGTAGGCCGCGGCGATGGCCGCCTCCAGGCTGGACTTGCGGATGTAGGCGTCCAGCACGTAGAAGATCGCCTCCTTGCGCTCGAAGCCCACGATGATGAGGGCCTTGTAGTCGGCGCTGGCCCCGGTCTCGATGGAGGGGTCGAAGAAGCCGGCCACCACCAGGTCCTTGCCGGCCAGGTCGGCGGCCTCGTAGTAGCGGATCCAGGCCTCCCGGAAGACCCCCTCCTCGTTGATGGGGTCGTTCATCTTCTCGGCGTTGAAGGCCAGCGTCCCCATGAGGCGCTTCTGCTGGTGCAGCTTGGAGAGCGGGTGCCGGGCCGGCCAGAGGGATTCGCCCTCGGGGGTGATGGCCCGGTAGAGCCGCCGGGTCCACTCCGGCCAGGGCTCCTCGTCGGAATGTATCGCGGTGTGCAGGGCCGAGCGGTTGGCCAGGATGGTGCCGATCCACAGCAGGCTGCCGTCCGACTCGAGTGAGGGGTAGACGGTGCGCAGCACCCAGCGCAGCACTTTGCGCACCTGCTCCGGGTTCTGGACGTTGAGGTCGTTTTCCAGGTCGTCCAGGACGATGAGGTCGGGGCGCCACTGCTTGTGCTTCAGGCCCCGGAGGCGCTGCCCCCGGCCCCGGGCCTTCACCCGGATATCGGTGAGGGTGACGAAGTCGTTGACCGCCCAGTCCGGGCGCACCAGCTCCCCGAAGTCGCATTTGATCCGGTCGTTGTAGAGCAGCTCCAAATATATATAGCCGGTGAGGTCGCTGGCCAGGTCCTCGGTGTCGCTGCCGATGATGATGAAACGCCGCAGGCCGTAGCAGATCTGGTGCAGCACGTAGCCGAAGGAGGTGATGGTGGTCTTGGCGAACTCCCGGGGCGCGGCCACGGCCACCGGCACCACCACCTCAACGCCTGGGCTGCCGGGGCGGCGGTCCAGCAGCTCGATGAGCTCCTGGTGAAACGGCGCGAACTCCTGGGAGAAATAGTGGGGCAGGTAGGTGCGGAAGAATTCCAGATGGTCGGCGCGGCCCCGCTCCCGCCGCTCCTTCTTGGCGGCCTCGGAGTCATCCTCGAAGCCCCGGGCCTCCCGGAACAGGCGCCCCAGGATCTCGTCGGCCCGGGCCTGGAATTCCCGTTTGGTATATTTCTTCTTGAGCGTGACTTCGGGCATCTTTCCGAACCCAGTGATCAGTTATCAGTGGCCAGTAATCAGTAAAGGCAAAGGCAACGACAAAATCTCTTGGAACTGATCACTGATCACTTTTATTTCCCCCGCGGTACAGTGCGGATCTGAAACCGTATGGTCAGACCGCCGCCCAGGTCTTCGACCCCGGTCCTGCCGTTTTCATTGACCGCCAGCCCCAGGGCCCCGGGGACGATTACCTGCTGCAGGCCATACCTGGCCAGCGCCTCGGCGATCTCCTTATCTGCCGCGGCGATCTTGGCCAGCATCTCCTGCTGCTCTCGGAGCCTGACTTTTTCCTGGGCTTTCTGCGCCTTTAGCTCCTCTGCGTGGGCCTTGTCCGGCGGCGCCGGGGCCTTCTGCTCCTGGGCGAAGCCAGGCGCGGCCAGCGCCAAAGCAAGAATTAATAATAAAGCCCTTCGCATCTTTCTCTCCTTATTTTAATTGAGCATTGTGTAATTAACTTTATCGGTGTCCGATGAATTCGAGGAAATAATAGTGAAGCCAGTCCCTGCCGTTATCGTTCCCACCGAGAGTACCCCGTTGTTCACTGCGGTGCCTGTTCCTGCATGAGTCAACTGAATAAGGCTGTTGGCCGTAACGCTATTATTGCTCACGCTAACTGTGCCGCTTGAAAGGGAGCCAGATTGTCCTACTAAGCCGTTGGACGTGACCAAATTCCTAAAAACACCGGGAGAGATTATCCTAAAATATTCATTTCCACTGACATCCCGGAATATTTTAGTGTTGCCATTAAAATAGGAAGGCTCCCCCTGGAATTGAACGAGGGTTGTGAGATCACCAATGTTTAGATAGCCACCCCCCCATATTGAACACAGATTAAGGTTGCCGCCGCTATAATACATAGTAAAATTAGAGGCGATCCCGGTCCCAGATATATTAAAGTTGCCAACCTGCTGCGTGCCGGGACTGCTGCCTTGAAGATTGAGATAGGAACCGCCGCCGGAAGGTGCCTGGAATGAAGGAGCCGACCCCGCGCCGTTGGAGGTCATCACATAGCCCGCGGTGCCGGGAGCTATGCCTCCGATGGTCCCGGTGCCGGTCCAGTAGGCGATGTAGTTTGCGGTCCCGGTTCCCGTCACCGGGTTGGTGAGCGGGGCCTGATAATCGGTGCCCGCGGCGGCGATGCTCAGGACGCCGGTGCTGGTGGTGTTTTTAACAATGCCGGTTCCCAGGGCCCCTAAAAACTGCGCCCCGGACAGGCCGGAGTCCGCAGTCCCCTGGGCGATGAAGGCGTTGGCGAACTGTACGTTGGCCGAGCCGTCCACCCTGTTGCCCGCCAGCAGCCGGGCGGTGGTCCACTCGGCGGCGCTGCCGGTGGTATTCTGATTCAGGGTGGGGAAGGTGCAATTTTGCAGGTTCCCCGAGGCCGGAGTCCCCAGGGCCGGGGCGGTCAGCGTCTTGTTGGCGAGGGTCTGGGTCCCGCCGGTGGTCACGAAGTTAGAGGGGAAAACATTGGAGCTATCGGTCAGCGTCTTGTTGGTGAGGGTCTGCGTCCCGCCGGTGGTCACGAAGTTAGAGGGGAAAACATTGGAGCTATCGGTCAGCGTCTTGTTGGTGAGGGTCTGCGTGTCCGTGGTGCCGACAATGGCCCCCGCCGGAGGGGTCAGGCTGGTTCCCCAGGCGACGGCGGTTGAGACCGCGACCCCGGCCCCGGGATAGGTCATGCCGCCCCCGCCGCCGGTGCTGGGCGGCGCCGGGATCTTTTCCAGGGCCCAGGCGGGATGGAAGGCCACGCAGATAGCCAGGAAGATGATCGGCAGTAATGATTTGCGTTTCATAACAACTCCCGCGTATCAGTGATCAGTGAGCAGTGAGCAGTGAGCAGTGAGCAGTAAAGGCAAAAACTGGCTACTGGCTACTGACTACTGCAATAAGGTGATATACAGGCTGCCGGTGCCGGTGGCCGAAATCACTTGAAAATTGGAAACCTCGGCGGGGCTCTCCAATTTCTCCCCGGCGCCCGGGTAGATGGTATCCCCGGTCGAGGTGGTGGGCGCGGCGCCGGCCACGCTGAAATAGAGCAGGGTGGCGCCGATATTGGTGACGCGGGCGCCGGCGACCACCCTGCCGGAAATCGCGGCCCGGGGCAAAGACACGGCCCCGGTGCTGGGCACGCTCAGGATATCGGAGGCCACCGGCGTCAATCCCAGCAGCAAAGAGGCCGCCACGGCCAGGACGAATATAGTGACGAGCTTGCGCATGCTCCCCTCCCGTAGGGGCGCGTTCTACGCGCCCCGGGCGGGTAGAACCCGCCCCTACTGCCTTTTCAAATAATCGTCATATACTGCATCTGATTGCAGTTTGAGATCATGCAGGGCTTCCTTGACCTTTACCGGGTCCTGGGCCTGTGCCGGCGTCAGGTGGACCATCGGCCGGGGCAGGTGGGTTTTAGCCGCCTGCTCCCGGTCCATCTTTGCCGTCGGCGGTAATGATGCCGTCCCGGCGCAGCTGCTCATCAGCAGCAGCATCAGGATCGGCAGCAGCGGCCACCATCTCATGGTCCTGGCTCTCCCGGGTTCGCACCCTGATTTCCATTTCCTGGATCTCATGCGCCCTGGTCTCAATGGCCTGGGCCTCTTCCTTCTCGCCTTCGGCCTGGAAGGCCTCCACGGCCGCGGCTTCTTTCCGGCGGCCGAAAAGTCCTAAAACCCAGAGAAGGAATCTCATCATTGCCCGAGGATTCCCTTAATCAAATGTGCAAAGAGGTCGATGATCCAGAAATAGACCAGCGCGCCTCCGACTATGATGCCAAGCAGAATCCAGAGCCATTTCATGGCGTCACCCCCGGAGGGATATAATCCATCCCGAAATCCCGCTCATCATGGCCGACGCCGTTAAAGAGGCCCTCCAGCTTCTCCAGGTCAACGGTGACCTGGAACTTCATCATATCCTTGGCGACCAGGCCGGGATCGTCCCAGGCGTCCTGGCCGCTCCGGGTGGGCGGCGCCGCGGGCCAGGACATTTGCCCCGGCCCGGTGGCGCAGGCGTCCCCGCCTGCGCTCCTTATGAAGTAGGGACCGCCGCGGCCGCCGCCGCGGGAGCCGGCACGTTGGTCTGCCCGGCGACGTAGGCCTGGTAGAGGGCCGCCACCGCAGGATTCGCCAGCACCGTGGTCTTCAGGACCGGCAGCGCCGTGGTCGTCGAGCTGATGGCGTTCTGCACGTCCGCCGCGGTCACCGGGGCGCTCCCCGTGGGGTTCTGGTTATAGGCAATGGCCTTACCCAGAAGCGCCAAATCGGTATCTGCTGCGGTGACATAGGGGAATGCCGCCTGGGTAATCGCCGCTGCATTGGCAGGTTTTACCCCAGCAACTTCCAGCGTCCCCTGCGCCAGGGCGCTCCAGAAGGGATAGTCGGCCTGGATGGCGGTCAGCCCCTTCTGGACGTCGGCGATCAGCGGGGCCATGAAGGTCTCGACCTTCTGGATATCCGCCTTGGCCTTGGAATTGAAGACGCCGAAGCCGGAGCAACCGCTCAGGGCCACCGCCCCCGCCATCGCCAGAATCGCCAGGATTGCTAAAAGTTTTCTCATTTTCTTTATCCTCCAGTTGGGGTTGTTTTTGCCTTCCTAATTACTGGCTACTGGCTACTCCAGACTCCGGAAATATGCCCGGATGCGCTCGCCGTGGAGCTGCAATTCCCCGGCCGGGACCTCCTGGGCCTTGAGGAAGTCGGTGTAGCGCCTCATCACCTCCACGCTCATCACCCCGAGGTCTATTTCCTGGCGCTCCACCCCCCGAATGGCCGCCACCGCCTTGTTGATGGCGTCGAAGGTGGCGTTGTCCAGGACGCAGTTCTCGGCCTGGGCCTCCAGGCTCTTGAGGTAGACGTCCAGGGCGGCCCGCATGCGGGCCGCCAGGCTCCGGGGCGACTTCAGGGCGGCGCGGCGCTTCTCCTCCCAGCCGCCCTTCTGCTTCCATTTGTAAACCGTGTTGGCGCACACCGGCAGGATCCCGGCGATCTCCTCCGCGGTCTTGCCGTCATGGACGAAAAGCCTCTCGGCCTCGGCGAAATAGGCCTCTTCCTTGCGCCCGGTCATCTTTCACCCTTCCAGTTCGGCCTTGATCTTCCTGGCCAGCTTCACCGCCTCGGCCAGGTCGGCGGCGGCGGCCAGGACGTGGTCCTCCTTGATGGAATCCAGGTCCTCGTCGTGGATGCGGAAGGTGTTGAGCTGGATGGCCTGGATGAGCCGGTCGATTTTCAGGCACAGGTCCCGCAGGCGCTCCTTCTTTGCGGCCAGGCCGCCTTTCTTGATCAGGTCGAGGGGGTCGGTCATGCTCATCTCCTCAGCAGCGGCCAGAAAAAGTAAGCCACCAGGTGGACGGCCCCCAGGAAGAAGGTGAAACCCCCCGCCCACCAGGACAGGCGCCGGCGGATCTTGCCGATCTCGTCATTAAAGGCCTCCTTCATATCCAAGACCGGACAGGTGTGGGCCGGGTCCCGGTGCACCGCGCAGGGGCAGTATTCGATTCGTTGCAGGCGCCCCCCCTGCTTCTTGAGCTCGCTCTCCTGGTGCCTGATCTCGGCCTGCTGCTCGGCCAATTTCCCCTTGAATTGCAGCTCCATCCGGTCCAGGTCGCCCCCCAGCAGGGAGTAGAACCGATCCAGCAGGAAGGGCAGGTTTTCCCGCTCTTCGCCGTCCAGGCCCTCGAAGATCGAGGCGGGGCGCGCCATTATGAGGCCGGGGGCGAGGCCGGGGGCTTGGAGCTGTTGGTCAGCACCAGGCCGCCGCCCAGGGCGAAGCCGCAGATAGACACCCAGGTTGTGTGATCAATCGCCTTGAAAATCAGGGCCACGGTGGCGGCGATGGCCACCCCGCCCATTACCGTGGTTTTCGGATCGCCTTTGATGCCGCTCAGGTCCATCTTTAGAGCCTCCAGTAATTAGTAAACAGTGATCAGTGATCAGTGATCAGTGATCGGTCCCGATGCCCCCTATTCAAGCATAAATGCAAGGGGCTTTCCTGCCGCTAATGCCGTTACTGCCGTTAAAGTGAAGTGATGACACAAAAAATTGCCCCCGAAGGGGCAGTGATCAGTAAGCAGTGATCAGTAGGAGGAATCAATCCTGGTTGAGGCTCGCCAGATATTCCCGGATGGCGCTCTCCGGGATCAGCCATTTGCGCGGGCCTGTTTTGATCGCATCCAGCACCCGGTCCTGGCAAAGTTGCCGCACCCAGCGCGGCTTGCACTTCAGCCTGATAGCCGCCTGATCCGGCCTTAATAACTTATCCTCCTGCTGCTGCGCCGCCGCCACTCCCGGATGCCATGCCATGGCCTCCCCCTCCTTTGGCTTTGCCTTTACTGGCAACTGGTAACTGATCACTGATCACTATCCTTTCACCACCCAGACCCTGGCCCGCCTCAGCCCGAAATCCCGGCACTCCCGCACCGTGGGCCGGTGGATATCGACCCGCGGTTTCTGCCACTGGGGGGGCATCAGATCGTCGAACGTGAAGCAGCCGACCCCCTCCACTACGATCCGGGTCCCGAAGCGATAATCATAGGTTCCCCGGCCGCTCTTGAGGCCCAGGGACCGGGCCAGGGGCCGGGAGAGCGCCAGGCAGCCGGGATAGACCCTTTTGCCGCTGGTGGTCTTCTTTCCCGCCAGGCAGTAGGCGGTTATAGTGGCACAGGCTTCCAGCCTGTGCCACTTATGGTCCGCCGGCGGGACGCCGGCGCCACTGGCCGCGCCCTGGATGGTCAGCATGGCATAGAGCAGCGCCGCCGCCATCAGAGCTTCAGCTCCAGGGCCGTTAAGGTGGCGGGGCCGCACTCGCCGTCCACCACCAGGCCGCCGTGCCCTTTTTGGAAGGCGGCCACCGCCGCCGCGGTCTCGGGGCCGTAGATCCAGTCGGTGCGGCCGGTGGGCAGGTATCCCAAATTCTTCAACCGGCACTGGATCTTGAAGACCGCTTCCCCCTTGCTCCCCAGGCGGTAAACCGCGGGCGCTTCAGGGGCCGCGGCCTCCTCGCCGCCGTAAGGGTCGTAATTCTGGGCCGGATACCAGCCGCCCCTAAAGAGGTCGCCCTGGTGACTCACGGCGCAGCGCTGCACGTGGTCGGTATCGCGAAAGCTGTGGGGCTTTCCCGGCGCGCCCCAGTCGCCGCCCCAGATGAGGCCGTGCTTCCTGCCCAGGCGCCCCAGGAAGGAAAAGTCGCCGTCCCAGGAGGGTTGGCCCTGGACTCGCTTGACGATATCGCAGGCCAGGCCGTAGTGGTGCACGCCCACGGTTTTAAGCTGGGTGGCGCCCTGCTCGTATAACAGGCTCTGGCGCTCCTGGCTGCGGTAGGTCTCGAAGACCATCAACTCCAGCCCTGCGGCCAGGGAGTCCGCTAATATGGCCGCCACCGCCGCCCGGGTCACCGGCTCCAGCAGGTTCACGTCCCGGATGGCCGCGGTCGATAGAAACCGGGGATCCTTTTTTATGACCTCCTCGTAAAAATTACCCATGTCCTCTTAACCTCCCGTTTCCAGTTATCAGTGATCAGTGATCAGTGATCAGTGATCAGTTGCGTTTACGGGTCTTAAAATTCCAGCACGCATCTTCGGCAATATAAAAGCAACTGGGTGAATAAAAAGGGCCAGTAAATTCTTTTCCGTGGTAAAAAGGGTATTCACTGCAAACCAAGGGTCTTTTTTCATAAATGGAGCAGCGGCCATTTTTGAGATGATCGCAGGCAAAAGTTGCAACTTGCCCTTCTTCAAAAGAGGAAAAGTAAAAGGGGTTTATTTCTTTAGCTTCTAATAGGGAGATAGGACGCCAATAACTTGGTAAAAGATCAAATGATTCGCGATGGATATAAAATCTTGGGCTCAATGAAATTGCCTGGCAGCATAGGCCGCCGCATTCTAAACAATCTTCATAAATTCCATTGTCATCCATGCTAATTCCTGGGAAGTAGGAACTTTACTGATCACTGATTACTGGCCACCCTGTCCCTCATCGCCTTCAGCCCGTTCAGCACCTTCTGGGCCTCGGACAGCGAGAGCCATTCCGGGGCGGCTACGTGAAACCGCCGCCGCAGGAATTTCCGCAGGGCGCCTTCCCGCTCATGGGGCGCGGCGTTGCTCAGGGCGTCCCAGCGCCTGCGGATCTCGGCCAGCTGCTCCGCCGTGGCCCGCCCCTCCCTGGCCGTGGCCTTTTTGGCGGGATGCGCTGCGCTTTCCCGCCCTACGCATTCCACTAAATGCTCGATGACCAGGCCGGCCCGGTCGAAACTCAATTCAGAGCTGCTTTTGACCCGGAATCCGCCCAGCATCTCGCGGTAGGCGCCGTCGTCGGCCCCGAAGAGCTGCCGCCGCATCACCTGAATCTTCTTCTGCTGGGGGCGGGAGATGGGCTTCACGTCAGTCTTTCTCCGTGGTCTTTGAAGCCCGGAGCAAAATATTTACAGGATCCCTCGGCATAGCGGCCGCGTTTCAGACCCGAGGGGAGGCAAATGACATGATTTGGCCCAGCCCCATCCCCCCACCAGCAGAAACCACAGCATTTCCAATAGGGCTTCATAGCTCTTCCCAGAATGGTTTTAAAAACCGGGCGCGGCTGGGATGGCGCAGTTTAGCCACGCCGCTGGCCAGGATCCGCTTAATGTAGGACCGGCTGACCCCCATCTCATCGGCAATCTCCTGCAGGAGGACGTACTCGCCATCATTGCTTTGCTGGCCTTCCGCTTCAATTTCCTCATGGCTCATTAGCGCTTCCGGAACCTCGGATCGAGGTAGGGCGGCATGACGATGTGGCCGGGCTCTCTGGCTGCAATCACCTGGGCCAGCTCATGCTCCTTCCGGAGCATGTCGGTAAAGAGAACCGAGGCATGCGCCAGCAGTTGCAGGGAAATGAAGATAGGTTCGGGATAATTCATATAAAGTGCTCCCCGCTTGTCCATGACGATGGTGAGCGTGGCCGCCCTGGCTTCCAGCGGCGGCAACCCATCAGCATCCAATTCGGGCGGTTCGGGTACTGGCTGTGCTGGCCCTTTCTCTCCTGCGCTCATATCCTCTCCTTCCTTTGCCTTTACTGCTCACTGCTCCCTGCCCACTGCTCGCTGCTCACTGCTCGTTGGCTACGATCTTTTCCCGGTTGACCTCGTAGAAGAAGGCATCGCCGCCCTCTTTGCGCAGGTTCAGGGATTCGAGCTTCGCCAGGGTCGCCTCATCCAATTTTTTGACCTCCTCCTTGAGGATGGTCTCCTTGATCTTCAGGCATTGCTCCAGGCCCAGCTCCTTGAGTTTTTTAATCAGAAAGGCAGATGCGGCCTTATCCTTGGGAAGAATGATCTTCGTGGACCAGCGGAAGCCGAGGATGCCGAAATTGAGGATCTTCGACTTCTTGGGGCCCAGGTCCGCCTGGCGCTCCTGGCAAAAGACCCGGAGCTGGAGCGCCGCCAGCTTAATCTGCCCTTGCAGTTGTTTCACCTCGACCGCGGCCTTGGCCTTGGCCGCGGCGATGGTCTCCTGCAACCTGGCCTCGACTTTTTCGATGCCGCGCTCCAGGCCGCCGATTTGGCGCAGCGCCTCGTCGGCGTCGTCCCAGTTCTTCACGCCGGACTCAATTCTTTTCCGCGTCATATTCCCCTCCCGCTTTTGTAGGGGCGGCAGCTACAAAAAAGCCGCCTGGGCGGGTGGAACCCGCCCCTACCTCCTCGAAATACGGGGCGAAGACGTCCTCATCCAGCCGCAGCATCAGGCCGCCGCAGGAGACGCAGAGGGCGGTGGCGTCATCCAGCCCCGCCACCCGCTGGTCCCGGCCGCCGCATTCGGCGCATTGGTACTCATAGATCGGCATTTAAACCCCCGTTCCCTGCAAGGCGGCGCTCTTCTTCGCCACATAGCGGCGCTGTTCCCTGCGCTTTCGTTCCACCCTGAGCAGGGACTGCGCCACCAGGTGGTCGAAGCAGAGGCCCGATTTCCCCCAGGCCGCGGCGCCGCAGGCGCGGCAGAGAGGCTCAGTGGCACAGGCTTCCAGCCTGTGCGCCTTCGGCTCCGGCGTCGCCTGCTGACGCACCGTGTCACGCCGTGTCACGCATTTTGCCTTTGTAGGGGCGGGTTCTACCCGCCCTGGGCGGCTTTTTGTAGCTGCCGCCCCTATGGTGGCGGGATGCGCTTCACTTTCCCGCCCTACACAGGCGGCCGCCTGGCAAGCGAGGCATTTGGCCCGCACATACAGCGGCCAGCCCAGTTCCTGCCACTCCTCCGCCTCCCGGTAATTCTTCCGGCATTGCCCCGCCGAGAGCTGGATCTCCCGGCCGGTGCGGTAGCACCTCACCAGTCCGTTCACGTTCTCTTTTCTCCTTCCAGCCGCAGGCGCAGCTGTCCCAGGTATTCCGGCACTGCCAGGCGCCGCAGCGCCGCTACCAGGGATAGGGAAAAGATGCCGCGGTCTTCGTGGATCTGGCAGAAATCGAGGAGCTCCCTTTCATCGGCGGCCCAGAAATAGCCGGGATGGTAGCGGTTGCTGGCGGAGCAGATGGGGAAGCCCCGCCGGCGCAGCCCCTCGATCAGCAGCCGCAGCTCCCGGGTGTCGTTAATGGCGTTCTTCGCCGGGCGCTGGTAAACCCTGCTAAAAAGCTCGGCCCCGCTGATGGCGTTATCCCGGCCTTCATGGGAGAGCCAAAGGACTTTGACAATAGCGCGCTCGCTCTCGCTCAGGTTATCCAGGTCTATGATCATCTCAGCCTCCCCGCGCCCGGCAGCGGCCAGCTTTGCCGGAGCCGCCGCCGCACCCGAAATCTCCTCCGCGCCCGCCGAGCCAGCAGGGCCACGCCGTAAAGGCCGTAGAGCGCCAGCACCCAGACGAGCAGCACCAGGCAGCAGCCCAGCAGATCCCTCGCATTATTGGCCATCGCCCCCTCCCTGCTTGCCCTGGCGCTGCGCCAGCCACGCCTGTATTTGGTTCTGAGTCCTGAAACGCGGTAGCCTTTGGCCTCGTATCGTAGGCCCTTTTTCCATCCGCTCCAAATGCCGATCCCCCTGCTGGGCCGCGCAGCATAAGGCACAGCATAGCCAGCCCAAGAGAAATGCCAGAAAGCCGACAATCGCCAATCCGATCATGCCCTTCCCCTCCCTGCCTTTGCTGACTACTGACCACTGGCTACTGGCTACTGCCCTTTGCGCAGGTGCTCGCCCTGCGGCTCGTACATGCGCCGGCAGCCCTCCTCGAAGCAGCGCCGCAGCTTGCGCAGGCTCTTCCAGCGGTCCCAGGACCAGCAGTAAAAAAGGGTGCGCGTTGTATTAACGATGATTTTCTGGGACAAGTGTTGCCTCCTTTGGGAACCCAGTAATCAGTAATCAGTGATCAGGTTTTTCATCATGGTCTCATAGCTCTTAATCTTTTCACGGGCCTGTTTCTTTGTAATCATCTTCCACCTGATGGCTTCCCGGAGCGTTACCCACAGGAGGCCGTTGCAGGCATGGCAGGCACAGCCCCGACAGGTGCAATCCATGATCAATTCATCAAGGAGGGGATCATCCATCTCTTTTCTTTGCCTTCACTGATTACCGTTTACTGATCACTGATCACTTGCCTTCCTCCGCTTCTCGGCCCGCCGGTGCCAGTGGGGGGCGGCGTTGCCCTCCAGTCCCGGCGCCAGCCGGAAATAGAGGCGGTTCCCCTGGACGGCTTTGCCGGCCGGCCGGACCAGCTCCTGGCGCTCCAGAAATTCGGCGTATTTCTTGGCGTAGTCGTAGGAGCAGCCGGCCAGCCTCGCCAGGTCCACGTAGCTCCAGGCGTCGCCCTTGCGGGCCTTAAGAATGACGGCCCGCCAGAGTTTCCCCTGCACGCCCCCCTCGCCGCCGGGCCGGGAGCGGAAGTAAACGGGGTCGCCGGGCATGACGCCCACCTGGCCGGAGCGCTGCAAATCCCGCAGGATCTTGTGCACCCGGTCCCGGCCCTTCCAATCCGCCTTCGCCAGACCCAAGACGCCGCAAATCTCCGGCAGCGTCGCCTGGCGCAGCCGCGCCAGCGCTCCCTTGACCGCCTCGGCGCTGATCTCCGCCATCTCACCCTCCTGCGGCGGCGCGCCGCATCTTCTGCCGCTCCTCAGGTTTCTTCGGGATAATAGTTAGCTCCAAGCCGGCTATTTCTTTAAGATGTTTTGGGCAGAAAAATAACCAGCCCACCATAAGGCCATCCGCATTTCTATGGGCGATCATTGCCAATTTGGATTGTTTCCCGCAGAACCAGCATGCTGCCATATATTTAGCCTTTTCCGCCATTGCCCCTTCTCCTTTGGCTTTACTGCTCACTGCTCACTGCTCACTGCTCACTGCTCACTGCTCACTGCTCACTGCTCACTGCTCACTGCTCACTCCCCTCACCCTCCCGCCGCCGCCTTGCGCTCCTTGAGGGCCATCTCCATCACCTTTTCGGTAACGGCCGTCCCCGGATTGGCCTTCACCAGGCGCTCCACCTTCTTCAGGTTGCCGATCACTTCTCCGAACTGTCCGGTCTTCGCCTCTTCATGGATGCGCACGGCCAGGGCCCGGGGGATCTCCGCAGGCGGCTCCATCAGCTCCAGGGCCATCATCTGCACGTCGGCCACGGTCAGGGGCTTGAATTCGACGATCTCCCCCAGGCGCCGCCAGGTGCGCTCGCTCTTGCGGTAAATCGCCTCCCGCCCGCTGCCTTCGCTCACCAGGATGACCGGCGCCCCGGAGAAATCCAGCAGGTCCCGCAGCGTCTCTAACAGGTCCTCCCGGCGAATCACCCGGTCGCCTTCATCGATCAGCAGCATCCGGGGGCGCCGTTTCAGCTCGTCGATCACCTGGCGCACGTTCTTCTTGGTGGTCACCAGGGACGCCAGGTTCAGGGCCAGGGCGATATCCTCCATCATCCAGGAGGCGGACCATTTCTTGTGGCTCCGCAGGTACACGGCCCGGGCGTTTTGCACCACATAGCGCTCCACGGCCCAGGTCTTGCCCAGGCCGGTGCGGCCGTCCAGCAGCCCCAGGCCTTGCCCGGTGAGCACGCTCTCCCACAGGGCCTCGGCGGCCAGGAAGGTCTTCTGGACATTCTCGGTGACCACGAATTTTTCCCGCATTGGTTAGGCCTCCCAGCTTTTCACCAGTTTTTTGCTCACTACTCACTGTTCACTGCTCACTGCTCACTGTTCACTGCTCACTGGCAAACGGCCAGCCGGGCCCGCTTCTCGATGGACTCCTTCAGCATCCGGTAGGCCTGGTTCTCCTCCCGGATCAGGGCCATGCGCCCCAGGGCGGCTTCCGGCAGCTCTTCGCCCTGCAGTTGCCGCACCCGCATGGCCGCATACCAATCCACGTCGCTGGCATAAAGCTCTTCCGGCTCCGGCTCCAGATCCGCAGCCCTTTCCAGCACCTTGACCCCGGCCACCAGCTCTTCCAGGGTTTGTAGGGGCGGACCCATGTGTCCGCCCGCCTCCGGCATCTCAAACCCGCTCTCCCGCACCTCCGCCCGGGGCACCAGGTGGATGACGTTGCTCTCGGCCTGGGACGCGAAGCTGAAAGGCCTTGTCGGGGCGGCTTCCAGCCGCCCTGCCGCCTCCTCCTGCAATCGCTCCAGGGGCGTCCGCTCCCCGCGGCGGTAGTCGCCGGCCGGCTGCGCCTCGAAAGGCGCCGCCGCGTATTTGCGGCCGTCCCGGGGATCCGCCACCAGCACCGCCCCACCCCGCACCCCCAGATAGACCTCGACGCGCACGCCGCCGGGATAGGGCATCTCCCGCACCTGCCAGGGTTCGCCCCGGAAATCGAAGCACCCCGCGGCGTCCAGGGTGCGCCGCTCCCGGTGGAAGACGTGGCCCCAGGCCGCGGGGTCGATATCCACCAGGTCCTTGACCGTCAGCCAGGCCTCCTCCTTGCTCAGAGACAGGCGCCGGTGCCGGGTGCGGTTATATTCCTGCAAATACCAGCAGAGTTCCTGGTTCATCTCCGCCAGGGAGAATTCCCGGCGCTCCCAGCCCGGGTCCCGGAAAAAGCGGGCCTCGAAGCACCGCCACAGGGTCTTCCAGCCGCTTTCCACCTTGCCGGTGGCCTGGGGGCGCCCCGCCTCATGGGCCAGCAGCCGCACCCCGGCCGCCTCAGAGCAGAATAGCTGGAAGGCCTTGGTCTTATTGAGAGGCCCCTGGTCCAGGTAGAGGGTGTCGGGGAGGCCCCGGAAAGGCGCATGGGTCTCCACCTTCGACCAGGCCCATTGCAGGAAGTCGATGCCGTCGTCGGCGTTCTCCCCCTTGGCCACGCAGTAGCGCATTACCCGGAAGCCGGAAAAATCATCGACTAGCTGCCAGATCCAGACGCGCTCCCGCATCTCCCGGTAATCGCGGTTCTTGAAGATGATGGGGGAGAGCTTGATGACCCACTCGCCGCCCCGGTGGCGATGGCACTGGAAAGATTCGCTGCGGGAGGCGTCCATCTGGTGCAGCTCGTTGGGCCGCGACGCCTCGAAGCGGGCCTCCAGCCGCTGCACCCGGGGATGCAGCCCCAGCTCCCGGGCCAGGCGGTTGACGGTGCCCTCGGGGATGGCGAGCGCCAGCCCGCAGCCCTTCCGGGCCGCCTCTATCTGGGCGTCCGCGGTGGTCAGGGCCCGCACCCCTTTTTTGGGATGGTATTTTTCCTCGATGATCGCCTTCACCGCCTCTACATATTCCGGGCGTTTGCGTTTCCCTTTGGTCTTGGGGGCCTTGCGGCCCGTGGCGCCGAAGCGCTTCTCCCGCTCCCGGTGGAAGGTGCCCAGCGACATGCCCAGGAGCGGCAGGCGCCGGGCCAGGAGATCGCCCTTTTTGCCGTGCTCCTCCCTTTCCCAATCCCGCACCAGCCGGGAGAAGTTCCGCATATCAATCTCCGGCATGGGGCTTTTCCTTGTCTCCCCGCTGAGCCAGGGTCAGGAGTGCGCAGATCATATAGCCCCCGACGGCGCCAATGAACAGGCCGGCGATCAGGCCGGCGATGAATCTGGCGCTGAAAATAAACTCGGCCATAACCCCCTCCTCAAATGGGATCGTCCGTTTTATGGAATGTGATAGCCCATCCCTCCCAGTCCAGCACCTCGGGTCCGGCATCCTCGGCCAGGTAGACGACCCAGCCGTTATGGAACTGGAGCCGAACCGCCTCTTTGCCGTATATCTGGGATTTATTGACCCGAACCAGCTCCACCGGCGCAGCCGCGCAGCCGTAGAGGGAAACCGCCGCCGTCAATATCAGCCCAAGGCATATTCCTTTAAGGCGCACCTTGTTCCTCCCGGGCCGCGGCCTCGGCAATGGTGAGGCTCGTATCGGCCTCCAGGTTTTGCAGCACCCTGAGACCCATGTCGATGCAGGAGAACATGGCGTCCCGCGCCACCGGCGAGTCCACCAGCGTCTGGCGCTCCACCTTGGCCAGCAGCCGGAAGCCGTCCAGGACCTTTTCTTCGGCCCGCTTGATCAGGGCCATGGCCGCGTCCACCGGCGTCTCCCCCGGCACCTGGGCGGCGAGATCCCGGACCTGGTCCCGCAGCTCGGCGATCTCCCCCGCCGCCTTGGCCGTCTCCCGCCGCACCGACGCCTTCTCCTTCTCCCGGGCCCTGAGCAGCGCCTGCCTCATCTGCCGGGCGCTCATCAGCCTAAGGTTGTCCGCGGTGTAGCCCAGCACCTCGCCGCTCGCCTCGAACTCCTGCACCTCTTCCCCTGAGCAGACCTCCAGCATGGTCAGGGCCTTGGAATAGCCGCCGCTCGCCAGGGCGAACTGCTTGAAGTTGGGAAGCGCAGACGCGGCGCGGGCGAATTTCATGTAGGCATAGGCCCCGGCTCGACTGATTCCAGGAAAGTGTTCCTCTAAAATCTGTCCAAACGTCTGGACACTTTCATGCCTATGAATTAAATTTAGCCCCAGGCCCGCCAGGTAGAAGCCGTGCACCCCCTGGGTGAAGCCCGCCTGGGTGCGTTCGATCACCCTTGCCTCGTCATAGGGGCGCCCTGCTGCAAATTCCGCCAGCTCCCGCTCCAGGTCCTCGTTCCCCTGTTCCGGTGGCACCGGCATCTTGCCTGCGCTCTTTCCCTTTGCCCCTGGTGGCACAGGCGTCTCGCCTGTGCGTTTGCCAATATGCCTCACTGCCCCGGTTGCCATCTATCTCTCCTTATTCTTCTTTGTGCCCCGGCACCTTCACCCCAAACTGCCGGGCCAGGCGCGCCAGGTATCTTTGCACGTATAAGAGGGTCTCCATGAGGCCGGTGGCCGCCAGCCGAAACCCCGCCTTGTTCTGTTCGGCCCATTTCTCCGCCACCAGGGTGTGTAAAAGACGAAAGGCTTCGTCTTTGCTGATGCCTGCCCCTGCCGCCACCTCCCGCACCGATTTCCAGCCCAGGACATCCCCCCGGCCCAGAAACTCCACCACCTTCATGGCCTTTTGCACCGTCGCTACGCGGTAATCCCGTTTCCCGGAGATTAAACGAGCTGGCACGCGATCTTGCCCGTATCTTACAGACACTGGCAGCCCCCACTGATCTTTCTCATTAGCCTCTACTGACATGCCGCGGTCTCCGTAGGGGCGGCTTCCAGCCGCCCTTCCTTCTTGCCGCCAAACAGCCTCGCCGGCACCCCGGCCTCAATCAGCGCCGCCACGATCCGGGGCACCCCGTAGCCTTTGGAGACCGCGCCTGCGGTGATCCCCAGTTGCGCCGCGATATCCTTGGCATAGATGCCGCGCTTCACCATCTCCCCCCGGATCAGCCGCCGCCATTCCTTGCGCTTGGTGAATTTGTCCTTGCCCATCATTCCACCTCTAACTCGTTTTCCTGGCGCCGCCGTCTCCGGCTCAGCATCTTGATCTGCCGCTCCGTCTTGGCCAGGTCCAGCAGCCGCCCTTCCTCCTCATTAATCAGCCGCAGCCGCAGGCAGCCGTTCAGCGCCGCCAGGGGCAGCGCCGACTCCGCCGCCCAGCACAGCACCGGGACCTCTGCGGTTTCCGGGAGGTTGCCCTTGCTGTCCGCGGCCCAGGCGTCCAGGCGGGGCACGCTCACCCGGTTGGGCAATCCCTCGGCCTTAAAGGCCAGGTTCATGCGCTCCGCGATCTGCGGCCGGCTGAATCGGCACCCCG